CACGAGAACGTAATAGATGGTTATAACCCTGAGGACTTTAAAGTCCACTTCGGAAGTGATGAACCTACTAACAATTTTGCTGGTGCTTTTATTGCTACACCATTTGGTAGCTACCTACTACACGATATTCGTGAGGAACAGATTAAATGGTATGTAGAAGACCCCAACCTTTATACAGTAGTATTTTATTCACTATCAAAAATATCAGACAATGGCAAACGATAAAACAATTGTAAGACAGAACCAATCAATGAACGCACGTGAACTCTTGGTGTCTAAAGGATATATTGATTATGTCAACGCATACGAGTTTATGCTATTCGTTGAGTTATGGTCAGACTTCTGTGTTCAGGGTATAACCGACGATATCAAGAGGAGGTTCAAATCCTTTGATGCAATTATAGATGAAAGAAAATTGAAGGAGTATTTAAAATTGACAGGAGTTTCAGAAAAATAGAACTATTTATTAAAATAAACCTTAACTTTACAAAAAAAATAATTATGCCAACGACAAAAATGTACTCAGAACGTGCAGTCATATTTGACTTTAACGATTACCCTGAGGGAATAGAAACAACTCAAGCACATATAGATTTCGTAGCTGCAGCTAATGAAGAATGCCATTCCTTCTTACCACCCGATTGGTACGTTGAAGGTTACTTTGGTGGAACATCAGTAGATGGTGCCAGTAGAACAATCGTGGTAGGTCTTGAACGGTTCAAGGATAGTATGAACCTACAGCCGTTATGGAACTTCGTATTGACCGCAGACCCATTAGAAGATGATGACACGCAGTGGATTGTATTTGATGTGGTAAGATGGCAACCTGATAACCTTTATTCATTTCAACTACCTTAATATGGGATTTAAATTTTTCCAAAAAGAAGAGGAAGATGAATTTGAAAGGATGCTGCAGATACAGTTCCCTAATGAAGGTCTACCTGACGCACAAGCATTAGTAAGACGTGACGATGTTGAAGATGATGAAATAATAGAACGTAATGAAGTATATGAAATGCTATCACGTACACACTTTGCTGAAGGTGAAATACCACAATCTGAAACACTAAGACGTTACGACCCTGAAGGTGAGTTACCACCTGCAGTCTTTACAAATATACTACGACCTCGTGATAGTATTAGTGATGAGTTATGGATGAACATTACAAGAGGACAACGAATGCGTCTAATTGAATTGATGTGGCACCAAGGAATGATAATGCACACCATCGTATCTCAAGATGATAATGGTTTTACATTGAGGACTGAGATACTATTTTAAAAATTACAATATGAAATTAATACGCGATAACGTAAATGATAATGACGGTGAAGGGTTCTTAGAATTTGAATTGGATGGTTACATCTATATGGTAGGTGACTTAGGTGACTTTTGCACCTACATCCAACGACAATTGATTGATGACTACCATAACGATTTAGACAATTGGGAGAGTCCTATGTGGCTTCCAGCAGAGGTTCCTACAGTAGGTAACTTTAAATTTCTAAAAAAATAGTTGCAAAAACTTGGTAATTAGTAAAACATTTACTATATTTACTATTGGAGGGGACAACTTTTTAGTTCCATAATATCTAAACTATTGCCATTGTTAAGGTTTTCTGTCCCCTCTTTTTTTTTGATTACCCATTCTTATAAATAAACTCCCCCTTGTTCTCAAGGGGGTTTTAATTTATAGTACTGTAGGTAACTGCGTTATTAGAATGTACACTTCAAAGGATAGTGCTAATACGACCCATACCAGCGCCACCCTAACGTAAATGTCAAGTATCTTATTTTTCATCCCACTTACCTTTACAAATTGCATATGCTTGTCCTTCCTCAGGATATTCATCTTTGATAGCACTGATGCACTTACCGATGTATTCTTGTTCGTCTTCACCTGAAGGTGATGGAATTGGAAACCCCTCCTTAACCTTACGTTGTTCCTCTTTAATAGGAACACAATTAGGGACTTCACGACCATCCACTATCTTTGTACCAATAGCTTCATAACCTTCCCAGCAAGGGTTAGGTTCAATCATTTCTTTCTTCTCAGGTACCTTAATCTCAAAGTTGTTTAACTTCAAATTAATAATCTTTTCTAATCTGTTACTCATTTGTTCAATTTTTTTACTGTGGTTAAACTTAGTTCTTCATCTAATAAAAATACCGATTGGTAGTTATGGTGAATCCAAAAGGTTAACTCATTTTGACTTATCTTATATTTTCTGTCTAAATCCATTGGTAAAATCCTTTCAAAATAATCGGACTTAGCACCTAAGTTTAGTTCATCTTCAGTTGGTCGTGGTAAATAAAAATCTATATTCATTATAAAGTATTTTTGTTCTTTAATTTTCTATTTTCTAACATAAGTTCATCCACCATTTTTTGTAGGTGTTGTACCTTATTATTTAATTCGTGTATCTCAGCTTTTAAATCGTCTATCATTTGTTTATACAGGTTAATTGATAACTCCAAATTTTTTAATACTTGGTTATCAGTTTCTGCATCACTACGTCTTTTCCCTACGAAAAAACCAGCAACTCCTGTTAGTACGTTTGATATTAGTAATAGTATTTCTGTTGTCATATTAATAGCAATCTTGGCATGGAGGATTTTCGTGTTCCAATTCACTATACACACTAAATTGTTTTCCAATGTTTCTCATTGAATAACCTTTACGTGTTGTATTTTTTAGGGATATACCACTCATATACTTTTGACTTCTATCAGGTATCATACCATCTCTAGTTGATTGTGTAACATATTGTGGGAACACATTACTTCCTTTACCAATCAATAGATAATCCTGTAGACGTGTCATATAGAAGTCAGCACGGGATTTTTGTATGTTTCTCAAATACTGCATCGTTGCAATATCAACTGATGTCGCATTTTCCATCGTACCTTGTACAATACCATTATTCATAGTACGATACATAATATGTGGAATAGCGTTGAAGTATGCAGTTTGAATCAAGTATGGTTGAATGTATTCATTTACCAATGTTGTTTCTTCAGCGTTAAAAGTATTACCTGTTGCACTAACTTGAGATAATAAGTGTTTGTAAAATAAAGTACCCAAGATTGTTTGAAGGTCAATATCTTGTGCAATTTGTACTTCCGCTTTAAGAACATCCATATCAACATTCTTATTGATATTTGTAAAGTTCTTTAATTTTGTTTCTGATATTAATAATACACCCATCGTTAATTATAATTTAATTCTTCTTCACCTAACCACGCAACACATTGTTCTTCAGTTAATCCGTAACCTGCCATTAACATCTGCATTGCTTGTCCTTTTGTTATTTTTTCTTTATTGTATTCTCTTACAATTCTTAATAAACCCTGATATTCTCTTCCTGATAACTTCTTAATATTTTCATTCACCGCCATTTCTTGTTGGTCAGGAACTTGAACTGTTGTTACAGGTGCATCATCTACAATTGGATTTTCCTTAACATCACCTGTAATAAACAAGGAGAGAGGTTTAATTTCAAATGTTGTAGGTTTTTCAAATTTAATAGACACCAATTTATTAAACACAGGTAACATACAATTTTGGAATGGTTGAATAACCATCTTACGGAAGTATTCTGAATGTTCAACAATTTCATTTGATGAACCTAATTTACCAGCAGTTGCAATACCAAATAACTCAGCACTACTTACTCTATGTGCAGATAAGATAGAACGTGTAATATCATCGTTCATTGTTTGATAGTAACTATCATTATCGTTTCTTGGTATCTGAATAATCTCAGGTGCAGTATCTTTACTTTCGTTGAATGATATGATTGCTTGTCCTGCATTATCTGTACCTGCATATTGTTGTTCTAGTGCACGTGTTAATATTCTTTGTTCTTCCTCGCCAGGTATTCCACCATTCATATTGATAAACAAACTTGGAACCATTCCTGAACGTAAATTGTTCATATGGAAGTTCTTAGTTTCAATATCAATCTCAATTGAACGTTGTCCTGCAGACCAATCAGGTACAGGATAGTAACTCATTGATGGAACGTATGTCTTATAATAATATATTTGATTAGCTGAATTGTCATCCATGTTGAATGCAGGATATTCTTGTGGTGGATATTTTCTTGTATCTTTCCAATGTGCAGAATAATAGTATGTGTCAATCTTATCTTCATCATTTAACTTACCGCTACGAACTCTACTAAAGTCCAAATGATAAATCTCAGCAATTGAACCGTCACGTGATTTTACAATCTGTAAAGCAAAACCTCCAAACATCATAAAGTCCAATGCACACTTCCTCATTACATCTGACACATTCTCATTTGGGTTAATTAAATTAACTGATGCCATTGGATTGTTTAATGACACAACACCATCACCCATAATCTGATTTACCTTAGAGGTTATCACCGCTTTATGGATTGCACAGTTATCATATAACTCAATGAAGTATTGAGGTAATAGGTTCTGGTCTCCGTAATATACCCAAGGGTATCTTTGTAAAACTTCAGAAAAAACAGGAACCGATGCACGGTCAAAGTTGATTCTTTGTAAGTCGTATTTTTTTATTTCACTCATAATTAATCTTGTATGTATATATAATTCTCGTTAGTTTCATTTGGTGATATATACTCAGTAAATCCTGCACCTTGTTCTGTACCTTCTAAAATAGCAATACCTGAATAAACTAATTCGTTATCAGGATTACCAAAAATGTTTAATGTATATTCACCCAAATAATTTAAGTCATTAGTAGCTAATGGTAACAACAATTCACAGTAACGAATGTTTTGAAAATACTCAGCAGGATTACTTAAATTAATAGTATATAACTTAGTCTCCTTACTCATTACGTGAGTGAAGTTTAAGGTATAACCTGTAAAAGTATTTCTACTATTATTGTTAATATTAAGTACCAATGATGTGTTTTGTCCTTTTTGGATATAAAGCATATTCTTGTCTTATATAAGTAAATATAAAAAAAACCATTTTGAATTGGTATAGAACAAAAAAAAAGGAGTCCATAAGGACCCCTTTCTTAGAATGATAGAAATATAGAAATTCAGTCCACGACAGACCTACTATGCTACTCCAAATCCACCTGCTGCGAAGATAGTTGATAATGTACCACTAACTACGTTTGCAGGGTCTGATTCTTGACCTGTAAAGATTAATTCAAAACCATTTCTGTCACCAAACGCAGTACCAGTAGCAGCTGAACCACCACTTAAATACATTCCGTTTACTTGACCTAAATAGTAGTTTACATCGTTTTGGTCAACTGCAACGATTTTAATATTATCGTTTTGACCTAATACCAATAATTGGTTTCTCTTGTCTTGGTCGTACTTGAATAGGATTGCAGTTAAAACTTGTTCCCAAAAGATAGTACCGTTCTCAAAGTTCTTAGTAGTATTTTGAGATAAAGAAGAAGTGTTTCTCTTTAATTCAAAATTGTACCAAACACCTGAACCTGTGATACCAGTGATAGGACCTGTAGTTCCTGTAATAGATACCGCAGATACCGATGGAGCAGTTGCACCACTTGTACCTAATACCCAAATACTTTTAATACCACCTATTCCATCAGAACAACCTAAGTCAACTCCTGAAGATATATAACAACTCATATGTGTATAATTTTGTTTTTTTTAGTTTATATTAAAGGGGACTTTCACCCCTTTTGTTTTTATATTTTTAACTTAGATTATGCTAAGTTGTTTGTTGCGAAATATGCTGTTGAACCAAACGTAGCGATTGTTACACCGTAGTTATAGTTTGCACGTAATCTTAACTCATCAAAATCTTTTGAGTACCAGATAACTAATTTCTCGTGGTCAGACAATAAGTCAAAACCTACAACCATGTACTCACGTGGTCCGATTACAACTTGGTTAGAACCGTTCAAACCGATAGTTGGAACAACTTTAACGTTAGTGTTAGGATGTGTAGCTTCCATCATCGCTGTAATATCAGTACCACCGATATAGTTTTGGAAGAAGTTAGCACGTGTTAACGCTTGTACATAAAGACGGAAGTTAACATAAGACATAAACACAACTAAATCTTCACGAGACATAGCGTTGTCATCTAATACGTTAATCAACTTATCTACTTCAGTGATAGGGTTACCACTAACACCGTATGCTGCAGAACTTGAGAAAGTTACACCACTTGAGTTAGCAACACCTGTTGTACCTGTAGAGATTAATGTTTTGAAACCATTGAAACAAGATGTTCCAGTAGTTGCTTGCCATAATTGTTGCTCAATTCTTTGTTGGATTTGTTTAACTTTTAAATCAGCAATTTGTTGTTCAAATGGAACTGACTCAGATGTTTGACCTGGAGCCATTAACATTGATTGGTATGTATCATACAAATCCTTGTAACATAACGCTTCATTATACTTCTCAGGACAAGTTGTGATGTTTGTTTGAGAGAAAGTAGTTGTACCAGATGGTTCCCATCCACAAGCACCGTCATTGAAATAAGCAACTGAATTTAATAAATTCAATGCTTGTGTACCTTTAATACCTAAACGTACATTTGCGTATCTTGCAGTTGTACCACCGATTAACGCTTTTGAAAGTAATTCACCACCAACTTGGTCTACGTATCCACCGATACTTGCAACGTCGTATGCGAATTGTTCTCTTGATAAAATTTTCATAATTTTATTAATTTTGTTTTAATTATTTATTGTTTTTTCTTAATGACATAATAGTTTCTAATTTAGAATCCATGTAGTCATCTGTTTTATTGAACTTCTCAGTTTTACCATCAGCAATCTTTTTAGCTGCTGGTTCTTTTTTGAATGCGTTAAAGTCAGCACTCATTCCTTCAACCTTACCTTCAAGTGAAGCGATTTTATCACCTAACTTAATAACAAGGTCTTTTAATAATGCAACCACTTCTGATTCCATTTTTTCTTCTTTAGATACTTCAATCTCAACTTCAGGTCCTTCCATTTCAGGTGCTTCAGCAATTGCTTCTTCAATCTTAACGATAAGACC